TCTTTAAATACTTCAAATAACTGAACGTACTCTTCCAGCCTTAACAGATCAATTAGAAACTTTTTCCTATTAGTATCGGTTGCGGTAAGAAACTGTAAGCTAGCATTTGTATTTTGATAAACAAGCTGTGAGAAAGTCTTAAAATCTACTCCCACTATCTCCTGTATACTTTTATAGGTGTTTGTGGCCGTATGGCTTGATATATCTTCTCCATCTTCTAGTAAAGCAACTTTTATATTGTTTTTTCTATTTATACGAATTAAATACTCTTTGCCAGACTTTTCAAACTCCAACTCAATATCATAGCCGTCGTTTATATACCTATTCGGTATGTCTGCTTTTTTGATGCCTTTTGAGTTTTTATTGTATAGTGCCTCCTCAATAATTAATGGTATAGACGATTTGCCCATACCATTTGTACCAATTATTTGAGTGACAGTGTTGTCGTCTAGCTGTAGCTCATTGTCTGGGCCATAGCTAAAGCAATTACTCCACTTGAGCTTTTTGAGCGTAATCATTATATGTCCCCAAAATATTACTTATTTTCTCTTCTGGAAGCTCCAAAATATACTTTAGGTACTCTACCAGCTCTTCGTCTAAAGTCATATCCTTTTCAATAATTAAGGATGCTTCAGAATTTCTTTTTACAACTTTCTTGTCAAGTAACTCTGTGTTTTCCACCGAAGCTAATTCTTGTATATCTCCTTCTATCTCATAGATCGTGTGATGATAGTTAGTAGGTATCATATCTGCTGGATTAGTTACTGTTTTTCTCAGTAACTGAGGCAGAGTAAAGGGCCACCAATCCCACGACCAATCTTTGGGATTGATAAGAAGGTAGCCTGTTTCAACCTCTTGTCTATGAAAAGAAGTAGTCATTGGGCTACCTGGATATACAATATTTCTTTGTGTATTACTATGTGCATGTAAGTCTCCTGCAAACACTACAGGAAAATCAGCAAAACGATCTAGGTCTACCTCTGGTTTTACATGAGGGGGAATCTCTCCTCTCACATGAGTAAATAGAGGTTGTTTTGTATCAAAATGCTCTATGCTATCTTTTCTGTGCAAGTCAGCATATGGCAATACTCCAAATCCTAAATCTTCATCAACATAAGAAATATCAACCACATTTACTAATGGGTTGATATCTCTTGATGCTTGTTTGAGTTGTGAAAAGAATGTTCTATTCTTACGAGTTGCTTCATGGTTACCGTCATATACTAGAGTGGGCTTCTTTACCTTTCGTATAAAGGAAAAGTAAAGAGAAAGCTCCTCCATTGTAGGTATGCGATCAAACAAATCTCCTCCAATGATGTGCATGTCACAACTCTCTGATTGTTGATGCACTTGGTCAAAAAATTCGTTATATCTTTTGGTTGCCCACTCAACTGGGACATTCTTCTGTCCCAGTTTAATGTGCCAATCAGCCGTAAATAAAATCATGCAATTTTAAACTCGTCTTCAATAGTTTCATCAATTTCATCGCCTGCACTTTCACGAACACGATCTAGTAGCTCTTTTTGGGCATCTGGCGTTGGACGAGGCATAACTTCATCCATAGATTTGAGATCTGCAATCAAAGCAAGCTCATCTTCGCCTAGAGCACGCGGCTTGCACTTAAGAGCCTGTAGCTGATACTCTACGTTATAAGGCAGAGGACCCGTTTTTACTCGCTTAAACTGTACATCCCAGCCTGTTTCGGGATCTGTTGGATCTCCTAAATCTTCTGCGGCAGTAATAATCTGTTCCCACAGCTTTTTCTTGAGGTTTACAACCTTGACTTGACCATTATCAATACATTGAGTTGCATAGCTCCAGCCACACTTTAGGTCAGGATAGTACTCACGAACCCAGTCTTTTTCCATGTTGTTAAAAGACTCTTTATTACGATCAAAAGACAAACACTCCAGGGGAATGTTTTTGTCATTCTCGCCTTTAATCCAGTATACATAGCGAGCAAGAATGTCGCCTACTAATCGAAACTTGTTATCACCGTCTGTATACTGAAAAGAAGTGATATTTGATTTTTGTGCAGCACCTTTGTGCTGGTTGAATTTAATAGCCATTATTAATGTATCTCCTTTGGATTGACTTCTTCATATCGAAAATAAACTTTATCTTCATCTATTATGAGTAGCCTATTGTTTTCTATAATTTTTTCTGGATCTAATCCCGGCAACAAAATTACATCAAGAGACGGGTCTTGTGTCGAGATAAAATCCGCTGATGAACGCAGAGCGCACAAACTTATGTACTGTGCAATTTCACGGTACTTATACTTAAATGAATGGTATAGAAGAACGTCAGGATGTAGCATGAAACTAATCCCAGAAAAGTTTTTCTGCGAATATCTATAGATAGGATCATACTTGTTTTTAGGAATTTGTTTCTCAACAATCATCCTAAAAATTCGTACAATTTCTATCACGCTACCTTGCGATGCGTCATAGATTTTCGGCCAGTCATAAAAGAACATATATTATACTAAAAAATACCATAAATGTCAAGAACTATTTTTTTACAGTTGTTTAATTGCATAGCCCTGCTTCATATAATGACCCATGCGATTGGAAGCCTGCTTTCTAGCAGTGTTTCCTTTTAAGTGTATATCTACAATCACGGGGTCTCTCTTATTCTCCTCTTTTCGTATTACTCGTCCAATAAGTTGTGTGAGGAGAGGCTCATTATTGATAGGTGTACCAAGAATAAGACAACTTAAGTTATTTACCGAGATTCCTTCAGAGAAGATAGCTTGCGTACCAAATAGAATTTTCTTTTTTCCACTCCTGATTTCGGATATGTACGTTTCTCTGTCTTCATGCGAAACCTCACCCGTAACACATATTGCATCTTCTCCAGCCAGTTCGGCGCAGGCTTTCAAGAAATGCACTCTATCGCTCACTACCAGTACCTTATGACCTTTTGCGGCGTAGGCGGCAGCAGTCAAAGCAATGGTGTGGCGATATTCTTCATTATTAGCTAGAGCAGTGACTCTATTAGCCCAAGGTATTCTGGCTCCATCCATAAACCTTATCTCTGAGTTCAAAATATGAACACTTGGAGGCATAAAGTTTTCTTTTGGTGGTTTGAATACATTGTGACCAAAGTAGTCTCGAAAGACTACATGCTTTCCATCTTTTCTTTCTATAGTTCCTGATAAACCTATCTTATATCGCGCATAGTTTGTATCTATAATTTTAGAAAACGTCGGAGACGAGACATGGTGCATCTCATCCAAGATAACTGTCCCAAATACTCGACGTATTTCTGGTATATTACGATAAAGAGTTTGAGTATTGCCAATAACCACAGGACCAGAAGTATCAAAGCTACCGCTTCCAATAATACTTGGTTTAATTCCATAGACTTTCTCTACCTCCTTTGCCCACTGATTACGCAAAGGAACTGTGTGGGTAACCACAAGTGTTTTTAGACCTAGCTTGCCTGCTATTGCAAGACCTGTAAAAGTCTTGCCCCAGCTGACCCAAGCGTTTACTATAGCATTATCATTCAAATCATCATAGACTGCTTTTTGGCTTTCTCGTAATTCAAACTTAAAATCTGGAAAGTCTGCTTTTATAACCTCTCTTTTGTCTACAACCTCATAGTCTTTCGGAATTAGATCAACTCTACCAACAGGAATGCTAACCAAGCCAGATTTTATTCGTGACATATTTTTTATTACGAGAGGCGGGTCTTTAGGATTGTAAGACGGAATTGTATACGTTAGCTCTTTGCTGAGAAAGTCCTTATACTCGTCCGTTACTTCTAAGTAAATCCTATTACTTATTACTGCTTTCACAGACCCAAATCCGTTTTTGCAGTAATGTAATCTCTCACAAAATTACTGCGTACAATATCCTTTATTTCAAACTCTATTAGATCAAATTGATCCATAGCTTTGAGTATTCGTATAAATTCCTGCAAGCCATTTTTCTGTAGATCTGCTTGTCGAAAGTCACCACAGAAAATAATTCTACAGTTTTCTCCTACCCGAGTTACTATAGAATCTAGCTCATGAAAAGACATATTCTGGCACTCATCTACGATTATAATTGCATCTTTAAGAGTAATTCCTCTTAAATATGATGTAGTCATAAAGTGTACTAGTGCTTTTGTTTTTAGTATCTCATAGGCATCTCCACGTTGGAATAGCTCTACTGCAATATCCTTATACGGTTCTTCATATACGGAGGCTTTTTCTTTTTCACTTCCAGGTAAAAAACCAATATCTCGAGTTGGAACCGCACTTCTTATGATAATAAGCTG